TTTTAAACTGCTATAAAGGTAAGACATAGAAAGACACCCCCAATATAGCTAAATATGAGTTTAACGGCGATTAGAGAGTAATTGATAGTAACAATAGGATAAGGATTAAAATCGCTTAGAACGTAAAAGAGAGAGGTTTTTAAAACTTGATAGACTACCTAGCATAATAAAAAGAATGTTGCAAGCTATTAATTTTTAAAGTCTTTGAAGTTTTAATGTATTAATCTTTAAAGACTTTGAAGTCTCTACAGTATTGTACACCAGTTGTCAATAGACTTTAATGACTATCTAGTCACAGAGTCTTTAAAGACTTTGTAGACTTTGAAGTGTTTCTGTGGTAAGGCTTTGAAGACTGTGGAGTCTTTAGAGGGGAGGCAGGTCGCCATACCCCCTCCCCCCTATATATACTAAAGGTTATACATTTTGAAGGGGTTTAGCATGTATACCAGATAGCGGCGGGGCTATAAAGACTATATAGGTCAGGAAGGGATAAAAGGGGGGACGTAAGCACTGTAGACGGTGATGGCTATATTGGCTATATAACCCGGTGGGCTTAATATCTATTATAGCCTCAGATTCGCAATCTGTCAAGTACTTTCGTACTTTTCTTTTAACAAATAAGTAAAATAACACTTGACAAACCTCAATTCTAAGGCTATAATGGAGTACATGAATAACAATAAAGAACTAACAATTAAACAACAATCATTTATAGACAACTTAGTAACCTGTAATGGTGATACTAAGCTTGCAGGAGAGATGGCAGGATACGCTCCTACAAGTATTAATAGCGTTGTTAAGAGTCTCAAGACTGAGATCCTAGACCTCGCTACTAATATACTAGCACAGAGTGCGCCCAAAGCCGCTCTAAAGCTCGTACACATCATGGATAGTGCTGAACCTATACCGCAAGCGAACATGCGTATACAAGCCGCTCAAACTATCCTAGATCGTGTAGGATTAGGTAAGACAGACAGACTAGATGTTACTGTTAATAGCAGTGGTGGTTTATTTATACTTCCCGCAAAGCAAGAAACATTCATAGAAGGTTCTTATGAGGAGGTCTAGTAGCACAATACCTTACGGTTATAAGCTAAACGAAGATGACGAGGCTTACTTAGACCCCATAGCTGAGCAACTAGAAGCTTTAAATAAGATTCTTCCTATGATCCACGATCAAACAATTAGTTTGCGTGAAGGTAGCTTGTACTTAGAAAGCATTACAGGACGTAAGGTTTCTCATATGGGCTTAAAGAAGATAGCGCAAAGACATGCAAGATGATTGGGATGTTAATCCTGACAACTATCTCAAGGACGAAGAAGGCGCTTTCGTACTTAAAGTGGATGGTACTCCACGTAAAAAATCAGGAAGAGCTAAAGGGTCTAAAGGGCGTGGATATACATTCCATTCAAAAACTAAAGCCACAATGGACGCTAAGAAAGCAGTTAGAATTAAGCAAAAGAAATTAAAGGCGGCCCAAGCCAAAGTTGAGAGCTACAAGAAGTCAATTAAGACAACCAACAAGACTCTCAATAAGTTAGAAGGTTCAGAAAGCTCTAATGTCATTGAAGACATAGATCTGCAATCAGTACCTTCAGCACTGGCTACCGAAGCTCAAGAGGATGTTATCTTCAAGGCCAACGAAGGCCCACAGGAAGACTTCCTCGCCGCAGGGGAAACAGACGTTCTCTACGGTGGAGCCGCAGGGGGTGGTAAGTCCTACGCTATGCTCGTAGACCCCCTTAGATATGCACACAGGTCTGCACACAGAGGGTTGATAATAAGACGCTCTATGCCAGAACTACGAGAACTAATAGATAAAAGCAGAGAACTTTATCCTAAAGCATTTCCGGGATGTAAGTACAAAGAAGTAGAGAAGCTCTGGAACTTTCCAAGCGGTGCAAAGATAGAGTTTGGTTTCTTGGAGCGTGACGCAGACGTATACCGCTATCAGGGACAAGCATATAGTTGGATTGGGTTCGATGAAATTACTCACCTGCCGACAGAGTTTGCTTGGAACTACTTAGCTTCTAGACTCCGAACTACTGACAGCGAAATAACATGCTACATGCGCTGTACAGCAAATCCTGGAGGTGTAGGAGCTACGTGGGTTAAGAAGCGTTACATAGACCCTTCGCCACCACACGAGTCCTTTGAAGGCTCAGATGGCTTAACAAGAAAATTTATACCTGCTAGGTTACAAGATAATCCTTTCCTAGCACACGATGGTAATTACGAAAAGATGCTAAGGGCTTTACCGCCCACTCAGCGTCAACAACTCCTAGAAGGTAATTGGGACGTTGCAGAAGGTGCGGCTTTCACAGAGTTCCTTCCGAGCTTACATGTAATTACGCCGTTCGAGATACCAGTACACTGGGAACGGGTAAAAGGAATTGACTATGGCTACGCATCAGAAAGTGCCTGTATTTGGGGCGCAGTAGATCCTAGTGATGGTACACTCATTATATACAGAGAGTTGTACCGAAAAGGCTTGTTAGGTACAGAGCTTGCAGAGATGATTACTGACATGGAAATGCCAGACCCCTTCTCAGTGCAAGGAGTGCTTGATACAGCCTGTTGGAGCCGAACTGGTACTACAGGCCCAACAATTGGTGAAACGCTTGTAAGAGCAGGACACAAGCTTAGAAGAGCAGATAAGAACCGAATACAAGGAAAGATTCAAATCCACGAATACTTAAAAGTCATGCAAAGCGGTAGGCCTAGAATACAGATATTGAATACATGCCCTAACCTGATACGCGAACTTCAAAGTATTCCTCTGGATAAACGCAACCCAGAAGACGTAGATACTCATGCACCGGATCACGCATACGATGCACTACGTTATCTGATTATGTCACGACCACGCATCAACGACACGATAAATCAAATGAGACAGTTTCACAGAGAGAGAATATATCAACCTGTAGACTCAACATTTGGCTATTGATTAAACCAAAATAAGAGGAATGTAAAATGGCACAAGTAAATATCCGTAAAGACGTAAATGACGCATCAAACGCAATTGATGTACGTAGATTAGCCGCTCGTGTAGAGACGACTAACCCAGATCAAGAAGTAACCACTACTAATGAAGTAAAAGTAACTACAGGTACTATTGCAGTTACAGATGACACAAACACTATTGTTACGATTGCTCAACCCGCAGGAACAGTTCTAACTAACTTAATCGCTTATCCCCAAGGCAATCTTGTTACTGGTGGTTCAAGTGGTAATGACTTAGACATTTCTATTGGTACTGCTTCAGCAGGAGCGCAGTTACTTGCCGCTACAGCCGTTCTAGATGACGGTGGAGCCGCTGTAACTTGGACAGCTAATGTACCTTTATATATAGTTGAAAACTCACACGGTAAAGCGGCTAATCAGTTTGCTACTACTGGAGTTGGCCCTAAAGGCGGCCCCGCAACTAGTGAAGCTATTGTTATTGCAGGGGCTTTGTACTCATCTGCCGCTCGTAATATCTTTGTTACTCTGCGTCCTATTGGAGCAGACCTAGCAACTGCCGCTACTACTGTTACATATATTGCTCAGTTCCAAGAACTCTAAGGAAAAACTAAATGAGTGAAGAGAACGGTCTATTTGGGAACGCGGGCGAGATTTACTTTGCACCAGTAGAAGGTGAAAGTGGTCTTGACCTGACCCTTGAAGAATCTGTACGTCTTAAATTTGTAGGCTTAGTTGAAGATCGTTTTGAACAAGCAGAAAGAGCCAGAGAGCATGATGAAGCTCGATGGCTTCAAGCCTATCATAACTTTCGTGGACTTTACGGCAAGAGCGTAAGGTTCCGCGAATCTGAGAAGTCTAGAGTCTTCATTAAAGTAACTAAGACCAAGGTCATTGCGGCTTTCGGTCAACTAGTAGACGTTATCTTTGGCACAGGTCAATTTCCAATAGGTGTCAAAGAAACTCGCGTTCCTGAAGGCGTTCCAACGTATAGTCACTTAGATAATGCTCCTAGTATTGAAAGTACTCCCGCAGAACAGAAAGAAGAAGAGCCAGAAGAAGTAGTAAATCCTTTTGATGTTGGATATGAGGGTGACGGAAAAGTCTTAAAAGCAGGAGCTACCTTCTCTTCGGGCGAATCAGCACTAGAAAACGCTATAGAAGAGGCAGGAGCTACGTTTAAAGCTGGTTATAACCCTGATCCACAGGCTTTACAGATTGCACCTGCTAAAGATGCCGCTAGACTTATGCAAAGTCTTATACACGACCAGATTGAAGAGTCTAACGGTTCTTCTGAGTTGCGTAATGCTTTGTTTGAGTCTGCGTTATTTGGAACAGGCGTAGTTAAAGGGCCATTCAACCACAATAAAACGCTTAGTCGTTGGGAAAAAGACGAAGAGACAGGTGAAAGAGCCTACAATCCTCTTACTGTCCGTGTCCCGCGCATTGAGTTTGTAAGTATATGGGATTTCTTCCCTGATCCAAACGCTACAACAATGGATGACTGCGAGTATACCTTCCATCGTCATAAAATGAACCGCTCTCAGCTTAGAGGGCTTGCAAAACTACCGCACTTTAACAAAGATCAAATCCGTGAGTGTTTGCAGATGGGTTCAAACTATGTTGAGAAAGACTACGAGTCTGAATTAAAGGATGATCACCGTACAGAAGAGTATGGCGATGGTCTTTTTGAGGTTTTAGAGTATTGGGGCGTTATGGATGCACAGTATGCCCGCGAAGCAGGAATGGAACTCCCAGA